TTATGCTGATTTGGATAATCCAGTTTTAAAGATAGAAACACTTGAAGGATTGATGATTGCAACAGAAGGTGACTACATTATCAAAGGTGTACAAGGAGAATTTTATCCATGCAAGCCGGATATTTTTGCAGAAACATACGAAAAAATGGAGGAATAAAAATGTTAGAAAAAGCAAAACGATTGGCATCACAAGAATTTTCGCGCTTATCAGGTCGTGAAATCAAAGCAGAAGATTGCTTTGTAGTTTGGTTTAGTAAGACCCTGCAAAACTGGAAAGCTCTTGTTAGTACGAACGCAATTACATCAAGCGAACCTTGTGGAGATTATGCAGAAATCACGCATAACGGAGACAAGAAAGAGACTTATGTGGATGTTTACGCCAAGGTTTCAAATCGTGCCATTAAAGATTAGGAGGTGATCCCACATCTTGACTGGCAGGAATAGACTGCTATAAATCACTATAAATTGCTATAAACCGCCTCGAATTCGACGCGGTTTTCTTTTTGTCCAAACTGTGCCGATGACAATAAAAGCTGTACTGTTTCGTCGCCGGACGTAAAACGAGACTATCGAGTGGCGACGTAATCGCTGGAGGACAATTATGTCAGAAGAAATCACCGGAACTGTATCTACTGAATCAACTGAGACTGTCGACACTCAGAGCGAGAAAGTAAAAACAGAGTCAAATGCAGATAGCGAGAAGCACGAACGCACTTTTACCCGCGCTGAAATTGGCAAGATGTTAGCTGCCGAACGCGCCAAGTGGGAAGCTGAGCAAGCTACAGCACTTGAACAGGCTAAAAGCGAAGGCGAACGACTAGCTAAGCTGACTGAGGACGAACGCGCTAGAGAGGAAGAAGCGAAACGAATCGCTGAATTGGAAAAGCGCGAGCAGGATATAGCTGAACGCGAAATGAAGTTGGCCACTCAATCGCTTCTGGCAGATGAAGGGTTGCCACAAGAATTTTTAGATCATGTGCTAGCTCCGACTGCTGAAGAAGTGAAAGCTAAAATCACAGCTTTGCGAACTGTATTTGATAGCGAAGTTGAAAAGCGTGTGAACGAACGACTGGTTCAGAGCGCGCCTCGTCGTGGTACTACAACAGGAATCACGAAAGAACAAATTATGGCAATTGAAGACACTGACAAACGTCAGGCCGCGATTGCTGAAAATATCAATCTTTTTAGAAAGGGCTAGAACATGACTGAACAAAAATTAACTACTATGGCTGACTTGGGCGAAATCAAGTCTATTGATTTTGTTAACAAGTTTTCAAAAAATATCAATGACTTACTGACACTTTTGGGCGTCACACGTCGTCAAGAACTCACAAACGATCTCAAAATCCAAACTTACAAATGGACTACTGATGTGGATGCAACGAATCCAGGTGAAGGTGAAGATATTCCTTTGTCAAAAGTGGTTCGTACGAAAGGTGATGCCTATGAAGTGGCATGGTTCAAAAAACGTCGTTCAGTATCTGCTGAAACAATTGCACGTCACGGTGCATCTGTTGCAATTACAGAAGCTGATACACGTTTGATGCGTGAAATTCAAAACGGAATCAAGAACCAATTCTTTACATTCTTGAAAGCAAATCCAACCAAAAATAAGGGCAAAGGCTTGCAAGGTGCACTTGCTCAAGCTTGGGCTAAAATTGCAACATTTAACGAGTTCGAAGGTTCACCTATCGTTTCATTTATCAATCCGCTTGATGCAGCTGAATATCTTGGTGATGCAGGTGTTGGTGCGAATGCATCTAATGTATTTGGTTTGACATTGCTCAAAAACTTCCTTGGTATGCAAAACGTGATCGTAATGAACGGTGTGCCAGAAGGTAAAGTTTATACAACGGCAATTGAAAACCTTGTATTTGCTAACTTGAACGTTGCAAACGGTGATCTTGGTGGATTGTTTGCTGACTTCACAGATGAAACTGGTTTAATTGCAGTCGCTCGCGATCGTGCTTTGAAAAACCTCACTTACGAATCTGTATTTTTCGGTGCTAATGTACTCTTTGCGGAAATCCCTCAAGGAGTCGTAGAAACTACTATCGAAAAAGTAGCCCCTACAGCAGTACCTGGAGGGTAATCAATGACAGCGATTGATAAAAGTGAGATTTTGAAAGAAATCAAATTATTAAAAGGGGTAAGCGATAATGCGCAGGATGACTTGCTAAATTTGACCATCAAAGAGAGCACAGAGCGCATCCTTGCCTTCGTCAATCGCTACTCCGAAACATCAATTACGGAAATTCCAAACAACGCAGCCTACATCGTCCGCGATGTGGCAGTGAAACGATTTAATAAACTGAACTCTGAAGGGACTAAAGCTGATAGCGAGGAAGGACGGGCTTTTACTTGGGAAGACAATTATCTATCCGAAGATGATAAGCAAGTCCTTATGTCTCTTGCTACCAAAAAGCGAGCTCGAGGAATCGCACGTTTTATTTAGGAGGTGATTCTATGATTTATAGCCAAAGAGTTATTTTAATCAAAGAAGCTGAGCCTGAAGATGAGCTTTTTGGAGACACAACTCAAAACGAAACTAGTCCTCTGCCATGCCAGGAAAGCTCTCTGACGAATGCAGAACAAATGGGGATTTTTGGGAAGTACAACCTTGATAGCTTCAAGCTACACCTTCAAGGAGTTCACACTGGTTTCTCAGAGGTTATCTATAAAGGTAGGCGCCGAAGCATCCAAGGGAAGAAACATCACAAAAATAGTACGGTGATTTACCTATGAGCTTAACTTATCGTGTGAAAGGATTGGATAAATTCCTGCGCGAGACACAGAGAAAAGGACGACAAGTCCCTATCGCTGTAGATAGGGAATTGAATCGTTCCAGTCTACGTGTCGAGCGTTTGGCTAAATTGTACGCTCCTTGGGATACAGGTTGGCTGAGTGAAAGCATATACTCGATGCAAGAAAAAATACTTGGTTATCAAGTCATTTCACCTGTTTTTTATTCGATATATGTCGAGTTGGGGACACGAAAAATGGCCGCACAGCCTTTCATGGAACCAGCGATGAGAGAGGAATATCCAAAATTGATGAATAACCTTAACAAAATGTTTAGGAAGTAAGTGACGATGAATTCTCCAACAACTGAACTATTAAACAGCTTAAGAAATAAATTGAAACCCTTGAATGTTCCAATCCATTTTAAGCTACCTAACGCGTCCGTAACCGAGCCTTTTTTGGTGATTGGAGGAATTGCATCTGACACATCAAAAACGGCGCAGACGGGGCTGATAATCGAAGATAGCACGGTTCAGATTGATATTTACTTGCCTGGTAATAAAAATCGGGCATACGCTGAAGATATAAAATCGCAAGCCATTCGATTGCTGGGACGTAATACAAGGACTACTTCAACTATATTGATGGATAACTCAATCGGTCGAGAGGTCTATCATATCGTTATCAAGACGACCGAAACAATATTATAAACAAGGAGGTCCTGACTAAATGACTGAAAAAGGACAAGTGAAAATTACAACAGCAAAACCAATCGTTGGTAAGAAAGTATTTTACTTCATCCAATCGATCCATGCTGAAAAAGGAGAGGGAGCCTTGCTTCCTGCATACCGTACAGACGGAACAACTACTCTTGGAGGCGAATACCAGGATGAGCAAACACAACAAGGTCGCTTGCTTGAAAAATCAAGTGACGAGCACTCAATCGAATTGACTCAATACTTTGCTCCAATGGATCCGTCAATCAACGTTGTCTTAGACGCGCAAGCTAAGGGTGAGTCAATCAAGATTTGGCGCGTCATTGTCGATGAGAGTGTCAAAACTCAAATCGGAGAAGACCCAAATAAAAAGGATGCTTATCCTGCGAAGTTTGGATATGCTAAAATCACTGATGATGTCGAATTTAACGATGGAGTAGAAGAGTTTGTTGAGCTTTCATACACTGCTGGTATCGTTGGCCGTCTTCAGGATGGTAAATTCCCACTTTCTGCTGAGGAATTGGCTGTGTTGAACAACATCTACGCTTACCAAAACCCAGGCGAAACAACAGGCGACTACGATAACATCCAGCGCTAATCTATCTAAGAAGGGTGACTGTCAAAGGTCACCTTTTTATTTTGTTTGTAAAAGGAGTATATACACATGGAATTTAATGTTGCAAAAAAAATCGTTGAAATCAAATTTGATTATCGCTTAATGTTCAAGATTGACAAAGATATGGCGACTAAAGATGCAAATGGCCAGTCCGCGGGAAATGGTGTTGGTGCGCTATTCTTCAAAATTGTCAATCGTGACGACCAAGGAATTGTTGATTTGATTCAATATTGCGCAAGTAAAAAAGGTAAAGCAGTATCTGAAGATGAAGCTTTAGCAGCTATTGAAGCACGATTTGAAAAATCGGAAAGTGATGATCCACAGGAAGAACTATTTCAGGAAATTGAAGAAGAAATGGTGCAGTCAGGTTTTTTCAAGAAGAAGATTTTGAAATATATCGAAAACATGAAACTTGGGCAAGAATTGGCACAAGCTCAAGCGGAAGCTGGGGATCAAACAGCAGAGGCTCAAGTCAAAGCAATTTCAGAAATTATTGGCAAGATGGAAAACGCGATATCTTAACAGAATGCGCAAGGCTTGGTTTGACCGACCAAAAAACAATCCTGAGCTGCAATAAGTGGGAGCTTGATGCCATTTTGGAAGGTCTTTACTACAAACAAATCGAAGAGCGCGAAGCTCTTTCAGGTCTAGCTCTTGAACTGAGATATACATTGAACGCGAAAAAAGTCGATGCGAAGAAACTCAGTAAAAAGAGAGACAAGGACAAAGTCCGAAGGGTTTTCCATCCGGACAAAAAGAAAGAAATCAAAAACAAAAACGATTTTGTGACATTGCTTGAAAAAGCAAGTCAGATGTTTGCAAATAGAAATTAGTAATAGAAGGAGGTGGATGTATGAGTTTTGACGGTTCTATTCACGCTTATATTGGGGCAGATACTAAAGATTATGAAAAATCAATGAATGAAATAGTGTCAATTACCAAACAAGCATTTGATAATGCCCAGAAAGCTGCGGTCAATAGTTCAAATCAAATGATTCAAAAAATTGGTCAATTGATGAATGAGCTCGCAACTTCAAATGCTTCAATCGGTCAAAAAATAGGTCAAGGATTCAAAGGTGGTTTGAATATCGCTCTGGGCGAAATCCAACGTATTGCATCCAACATCGGTCAAAGATTGCCTGAACCCATACAAGCAGGTTTAGCAAAAATAGCACAAGCATTTACTAGTTTAAATTCTAAAATTTCAAGTGCTTTATCTCCAATTTCGAATAGATTTTCACAATTGGGTAGCACAATAGGAAATGCCTTTAATTCTGCTTTAGGAAAAGTAAATAATTTTACAAATCAAGTTGGTAACACGTTAGGTGGCAAGCTGATCAGCAAAGTCAGCGCCTTGTCAAGTAAAATTTCCAGTGGTCTGGGTAATGCTTTTCAACAAGCAGGTAGTAAAGCTACTAACGCTTTGATAGGGATTGTGAATCATACTAATCAAGCAGCATCTGCTACAAGTAATCTCATCAAGACAGCTCTGGGTATTTCAGCGGCTTATGCAGGTTTTAACTTCATCAAGAATGCAATTGGTGGTGCTATTACCAAATCGGCAGACTTTGAAGCACGTATGAGTAGCATCAAGGCAGTTACTGGTTCTAGCGCTGAAACGATGAAGCAGTTCCATGATGCAGCAATTAAAGCGGGTGCTGATACAGCATTTTCTGCTACTGAAGCAGCGGATGCCATTGAAGAATTGGCAAAAGCTGGTGTGTCTACCAAAGATATTTTAGATGGTGGTTTGACAGGTGCTTTAAACTTGGCTACTGCTGGGGAGCTTGATCTGAAAGAAGCAGCAGAAATCGCTTCAACCGCTTTGAACGCGTTCAAACGCGACAATCTAAGCGTAGTAGATGCGGCAAATCAATTAGCAGGAGCAGCGAATGCTTCAGCTACAGATGTGCATGAATTAAAATACGGTCTTTCTGCAGTTGCGCCAGTCGCAAGTGGACTCGGCCTATCGTTTAAAGACACAACAAATGCTCTTGCAGTGTTTGCTCAGAATGGTCTTAAAGGGTCTGATGCGGGTACATCACTCAAAACAATGCTGATGAACTTGCAACCTCAGACTAAGGCGCAGGCCAATATGATGAGAGAACTCGGGATCATAACTGCTGATGGAGCAAACCAGTTCTTCACCGCTGAAGGTAAGGTAAAATCATTTGCTGAAATCTCCCAAGTTTTAAAAAGTAGTTTAAGTGGTTTAACAGAACAGCAACAACAACAGGCTCTAAAAACAATGTTTGGTACGGATGCTGTGCGTGCTGCAACTATCGCAATGAACGAGGGTGCAGATGGCGCAAATAAGATGCAAGCAGAAATCAGCAAGGTTACTGCTGCACAGGTTGCTGCCGAAAAACTTAACAACTTAAAAGGTGCTGTTGAAGGTTTAAGCGGGTCGTTTGAAACCTTGCAAATCAAACTTGGGGAATCAGTACTGCCATTATTTACCACAATCGTGAAATATGTGGATAAGCTGGTAGATAAATTCAGTCAATCACAAGGGATTCAAAATTTCACTGATGCAATGGCGAACATCAATCCAGTCTTAGACCATTTCTTGAATGGTACGAAGTTAGCTGATGGTGTCATGGATAAATTCACTAGTTCTATGGCATCAGCTGCACCTATTTTAAGCCTGGTCGGTGGATTGCTAGCTTTTGGTCCTGCTACTAAGGGCTTGACAAAATTGACAGGTATTTTAGGTGGCTTAGGTGGTAAGATTGGTGCTTTTGGTTCCGAAATAGGTAGCTTCGGCACTAAGAT